GAAGCAGATTCTATGGCATCTGCTGTAATTGATGACATCATGGAGAAGATGCGTGGCGCAAAGAAAGGTGCGTCAAGTGAGTGATGCCCCTGCACCAGCAATTACAATCGGCGGTGTTGAGATTAAGAAAGCTGGCGGAAAGAATCATCGAATCTCAATGTTACTGTGGGGCAGTAGTGGTTCAGGCAAAACGACACTTGCTTGCACTGCTCCGGGTAGGAAACTGCTTGTTAACTTCGACCCTGACGGTGATTCTTCTATCGCTAATCGTGACGATGTGGATGTCCTTGATCTTAGTTCTGCTGGTGCTGGAATTGCTGAGAAGTTTAAAGCATCGAATACTCTCGGAATTCGAAGTGCCATTGAAGAATATGACACGATCATTGTGGATTCTCTCACGTCGATTCAGTCTCTGGCGTTGGAGAAAGGGATTATGAGTGTGAAAGGTGCAACTGTAGAACGCCCAAGTCCGGGTGCTTACGGAACACGCAATGCTCTAACTCTGCAACTTATCCAGAATATGCTTCGTATGACAGGTGGTATGGGGAAGCACATTATCTTCATAGCACATGAGGGAGCACCAGTTACAAATGCAGAAGGTTTGGTAATGCATATATCAATGATGATGGGTGGGCAACTACCTGAACAATCATCACTCCACTTCTCAGAAGTATGGGCATTAACCGATACAGGTAGGGAGCGGAAGATTGCAGTGCGACCGATTCGTAGCCGTAAACCTATGAAAACCCGCATGTTTGCTACACCTACTGTACAAGATGCAGAGTTCAAATCACCCTTCAATGCAGATACATTGGAAGGTGAAGGAATATCTGATTGGTTTCAACGCTGGGTTGATGCCGGTTATAAGAAGATCCCAGTACCCAAGTAGTAGAAAAATTAACCAAGGTTGCTCCCTTTTTGACGGGGTGGAGAGAGTGACCTTATGACTAATTCACCCCCGGTATAAGTAAAATGACAGACGAAATGAGTTCAATTATTGAGTTTGACGCGGATATTTCTCAACAGGAAGCTCCTGAGCCGTTGCCCGTTGGTACTTACTCAGCTCAGATCACTGAAGTTGAATCTAAAGTATCGCAATCTGGTAACAAGTACGCGGCAGTATCTTTCTACGTTAGTGTAGATGACTTCCCCGCTGACTATCCGGTTGAGAATAATCCAGACGGTGTTCGACTCGTATATCGTCGCGCGTCTCTGATGGATACTAACCAAGGTCGTTACGGCTTGCGTAAGTTCTGCGAATCAATTGGCGCACCGATGTCTACCCGCATTGATCTTAATGATTGGGTAGGTCTGGAAGCTACGGTTGAAGTTGACCACGATGAATGGAATGGTGATATCCGTGCCAACATCGTTAAAGTGGAGACCGCGTAATGAAGGGAGTAAAAGGAACAGGTACTCCTGCGAAAGTTCGTACTGCGTATCTAGTATTCAAGTTAGATATTGATGAGAACAGTCCTGCGACTGCAACATTGGAGGTGATTGACGTGGTTCGTAGTGCAGAAGTAGCACTAGAACTGGTTGATGCTAACCCTGATGCTAAGTATCACAGGTTCTCAATGAACTAAGAAGTTAGAGTAAGTCGCCTCCTTAATTGGGGGCGCATCTTTTTACCCTATATATAGGAGAAGTAAGATGGCAAAGGTAACAAAATTAGAATTAGAAGGTATGTGGGAACGGTCTCAAATGACTGTACGCACTTTACGGAATACGCTTAATGAGAAGAATGTAAAAATACATACACTAGAAGCACGTATCACCGATTTCATATATGAGGTACGCATCCTTAATGAGTTAGCAGAAGCCCGCCGTAGAATTATCAGTTTACTGGAGACGGAGAGATGAAAGATGAACATTTTGAATTGGATGAATATCAGCGTCTTGCTATTGATCAGTGTTGTGATTGTTCTGCTGGTAATCGGATTGTTGCGGTTACAGGTGCGGCGGGAACAGGAAAGACTACTATCATTAAGCAAGTATATGACACTCTTATCAAAGCTGGATACTCAGTTGTACTTGTTGCGCCGACAGGAAAAGCGGCTAAACGGATTTATGAAGCAACAGGTATCAGAGCATCAACGATTCACCGCCTACTTGAATACCCGCATCCGGGAGAACGAGATGACAAAACCGGAGAAGCATTAGAATCAACCACTCCCAAGAGGAAGAAATCAAATCCTCTAGAACATCAGATCGTAATCGCTGATGAATACGCGATGGTGAACCTAGAAGTTCATACGAATCTCGTAGCAGCAATGCCTAAAGCAGGAAGATTGCTCATGTTTGGAGACGTATTCCAACTGAAGCCTATCGAACGTCACCGTTTAATCCAGAAAGAATCCCCATTTGAACAGGCAATCCGCAGATTCAATGGCGTAAAGTTGCGGAAGGTTCACCGTTATGGAACTGGCAGTGGTATCGCTAAATCAGGGAAGTTAATCCTAGCTGGAAGTATCCCTCGCAGATTTGACGACTTCATTCTACGGATCACGCAGAAACCTGTGGATAGTCTGAAGGAATACGTGCTTCAACTAACTGAGCAAGGGGTCAATTTCGGTTCAATCACTGAGCAGATCATAGTACCAGTGAAAGCGTCATGGGTAGGGACATATCAGCTAAATAAAATGCTCCAAGATACCCTTAATCCTATGAAAAGTACCGATCGTACTCCGATGCCCCGTAATAAGTGGGATTCTAAGACACCGATCAGTATTGGAGTAGGCGATAAAGTCATATGGACTGCTAACAATTACGACCTACGCAGTGATCCGGATAACTATATTGAAGATGACAAAGGCAGACGACAGTACACCGCTACTCCTTCAAACCTTCAGATTATGAACGGAGAAACTGGCATCGTTGAGGCAATTCATCCCGATGGATCATTCGACATTGATTGCGGTGATAGAACAGTCAATGTACCAGTTGAGGTACTATATGATGCAGGTAAGAAGAAAGGACTCATCACATATGACCCACGTAAGTCAGTTGACCTAGCGTATGTAATTACTACACACAAGTCACAAGGTTCAGAGTATAATAACGTTGTGTATGTTCTTAACAAGTCTAACTTTATGATGCAATGTAGGCCAAACTTCTACACTGCTATCACTCGGGCTAAGGAATGTGCATGTGTTATCTCAGATCAGCGTTCACTAGGTAATAGTGTGGCGCGTGAATTCAACCTTATGGAGTCAAGAAACAGATGAGTTATCAAGTAAAAACCGGGATCAAACCCCCTAAGCGTTATGACCGTTATCCATTCGCAGATATGGAGATTGGTGATAGTTTCGATCAACCTGATGTTCAGCGAGGCAAAAGTCTACGCGGAGTGGTCTATCAGTATGGTCGGCGTCATAATAAGAAGTTCTCAGTACGCTTCGTAGATGAAACAGTCGGCTATCGTGTATGGCGGATTGAGTAATGACTACACTAACCGAACTTAGGAACGAATTCAAAACCCGTGCGACTGACTTACAACTCAACGTAAAATGTGACGCTGCTGGCCCCATTGGCGCAGAAGTAGCAATTATCGCTGAGGCACCGGGTATGCGAGAGATCCAAACGAAACTCCCTTTATCAGGTGGCACAGGTCAGATGATTTGGGGAGTTCTTCGTCGTTATGGATTAAACAGAAATAACACTTATGTTACTAATACCGTCAAACGAGACGTAGCAGTAGTAGGGCATAAGCGTGCAATTGCGGCAGGTGAACTTCAGAAGTGGCAACAGATGCTGCAATGGGAACTTCTGCAACTCCCCAATCTCAAATACGTCCTCATTCTAGGAGACTACACTCTACAGGCACTAACTGGTAACACTGGTGCAACTAATTGGAGAGGCAGCGTATTACCAGTAACACTTTCTACTGCGGAACTTGTAGATGGATTTGTCAGAGTAGTAGAGAAGAAAGTCACAGCAGTAGTCACCTATAACCCGTTAATGGTGCTAAGGAAACTCTCACTAGAACCAGTACTACATATGGATCTTGCGAAACTCCATCGAGTAATGCAGGGGACATTCATTCCACATGAAGTAGAAGCTATCATCAACCCGTCACCTGCTGAGGCGATCGCGTGGTGCGATAAGATGATTGATGAGAAACTTCCAATCGCGTTTGACATAGAGGTAATCAGTTATGAATCAGCATGTATTGGATTCGCAAATAGTACAAAGAGAGGGATGTGTATCAACTGGCGTAACCTACAAGAGAACAGGTGGTCAGCGCAGGATGAAAGAGGAGTTAGAAAGGCAGTATCAGCAGTGCTTCAGCATGATGATTCAAGACTCGTTGCCCAAAACGGGAGCTTTGACTCATACTATCTATGGTACAAAGACAAAATATTCGTGCCTCAAATCTGGTTCGACACTATGCTTGCTCACCATGCACTATATCCTAGTCTGCCGCACAACTTGGGATTCCTTACCACTCAATATTCAAATCACCCTTATTACAAAGATGAAGGAAAGAACTGGCGCGAAGGAGGTAAAATTGATCAGTTTTGGGGATACAACGTCAAAGATTGCTGCCTCACTCTGGCGGCATGTAACGGAATGCAGTCCGAGATTCGAGAACAAGGATTAGAAAAGTTCTTCTTTGAGCATATTATGAGACTCCAACCTCATCTAGTGAGAATGACTGTTGGTGGGGTGCTTATGGATACTGATCTAAAGGATGAACTAGCCTCAACTATTCGCCTAGAAGTTGACGAACTGAAACGTGACTTTCAACGTAGAGCGGCAGAGTTAGTTGGAGATCCTGAGCTAGAGGTAAATCCTAACTCTCCATTGCAACTGAGTAAGCTACTTTTCACTGATCTACACCTTCCGAGTAAGGGGAAAAGTTGCGATAAAATCAGCCGTGCCTTTATGAAATCTCACCCTAGAACCCCCGTGGTTGCTAGAGATATGCTAAACGTCCTTGATGAATATGCAACTGAGAACAAATTCCTAACTACCTACGCGGAGATGAACATAGATGAAGATAGCAGAATTCGCTGTGAATACAAACAAACTGGAGTCCAATCTGCCCCTGGAAGATTATCTAGCTCTAGTGTTCTCTGGGGAAGCGGTGCTAATTTACAAAACCAACCGCGTAGAGCCTATCCAATGTTTATCGCCGATAAAGGGTATAAATTCGCGTACTTTGATCTCGCACAAGCTGAAGCCAGAGTTGTTGCATGGTTGGCAGGGATTACTACTTGGATTGAGCAGTTTGAACACGCTAGAATGGACGGGAGTTATGACGCTCATCGTGCCTTGGCGAGTGAGATGTTTAATATCCCTTATGATGATGTTCCCACGAAGGATAAGAATGAAGATGACTCTCCGACTATCCGTTATATTGCGAAACGATGTCGTCACGGTCTCAATTATAGGATGCAAGCCGCAAAGTTAGCCGAAGTAACTGGGTTAACCATCAATGAAGCTACGAATAACTTCAACATCTATCACACCACCACACCTGAGTTGCGTAGATGGTGGGATTCTGTAATAGCAGAAGTGAAAGGTAGTGGAGAGTTGTGGTCACCATTAGGAAGAAGATTGAAATTCTTAGGCAGAATGGATGAATCTGCGCTAGATAGTGTAATTGCGTTCAAACCTCAGTCAACAATTGGTGACCTTGTAGCACGTTGTATATATCTGATAGAAGATCATCCTCAATGGCCTACTAATGCACGTGTCTGCCTTAACATACATGACGCACTCATAGCCTTAGTACCTGCCAACCGTGCGAAACATTGTCTAGCAATTATGAAGGAAGTAGCTGAGCAACCTATTATGGTGAACAATATGCAGCTCATAATACCTGCGGATTTGAAACTTAGTGTTCCTGATGAACAAGGGATGCATCGCTGGAGTACGCTGGAGGATATAACACTATGAGTAGGTCAGGTCTACTACCCCGGGCTTTGCCTTTTCTTCTCCCTAACCACGATTGGATTGTAGCATAGAACTAGAGAAATGTCAAGTAATACTTTATATTCAAAATACGCAGGTAAAAATACCTTCATCGGCAGGTATATGAAGCTGAAATCTGATGGTGAAACTCCTGAAAGTTACGATTTCTGGTGTGCCATGTGGGTACTGAGTTCTATGTTGGGGAGAGGTGTTCATATTAATAGACCTAACGCACCTGTCTATATGAACTGGTATACCATACTTGTAGCAGATAGTGGTATAACTCGTAAATCATCCGCAGTGAACTTTGCCCATAAAGTACTCCGAGATGCTAAAAATGAGTCAACTCGTATTATGAGTAATAGATCTAGTGCGGAAGGTCTAGACATGGTACTCATAGATCAGACTATTGCCTATGGTAAATCTTACTTGGCGATTGTGATTAGTGAGTTGGTCAGGTTTATGGGTAGAGAGGTGCATACACGTAACATACCCGGGTTACTAACTGACCTGTATGACTGCCCAGATACACGCCACAATGTTACTATAAACCGTGGAACTTGTGATGCTCGTAACGTATATGTGACATTTCTATCAGCTTCAACTCCTGCATGGTTACAGACTGCTATCAATCCGAATGTTGTAGAAGGTGGATTCACTTCTCGGGTGTTATTCATTCTTGAGAATCATAGAAAACGCAGAGTTGCATGGAGTAAAGTTGCCCCATCTGAGCAGGATTACGAGATGATGATGTTTCAACTTCGCGGATGTGTAGACCGTGCGCAGAAGGTTGGGCAGATTTCATTATCTAGAGGTGCAATGCGTAAATATGTGAACTGGTACCAACATAAGCCAGAATCACTGACCCCATTTCTCAGTAGTTTCGAGAGTAGAGAAGATTCTCATGCATTGAGACTTGCTGCGTG